TATCATCAAGCATTAGTAACAATAGAAAAAGCGATGCTAATGATGAAGAGTCGTAACGTACCATTTAATTACGACCGATTAAATATAGCATGGTCTAAGATTCAGCGAGGTGTGTAATGAAATATAATAGTCTTGGATTTTTAGGTTTTAGTGTAGATCATGTAACAGAAGATCCTTACAGATCAGTTTCAGCGGATGATATTCGTAAAGCTATAATTCAAAAATTAGCTGAGTACTCTGATGACGATTTGCTAAGTGTGGTTGAATTAAATGACACTTACAAAAATTAGACACTTTGATGTCTGTTCGGGAATCGGGGGGTTTGCCCTCGGTTTTCGTTGGGCAGCACTTTCAGAACCCGTTGCATTTTGTGAGATAGACCCGTATTGTCAGAAAGTCCTGGCAAAAAATTTCCCGAACATCCCGATCTTTAATGACGTAAAGGAGTTAGTAAATGACCGACCCGAATCAACCCGAACTATTCCCGACCACGACATCCTCACATCAGGATATCCTTGCCAACCATTTTCCGTTGCGGGACAACGAAGAGGCGAGGAAGATGAGAGAAACATCTGGAGATTCGTGTTTGAGATTGTCAAAAGAAAACACCCGACTTGGTGTGTTTTCGAGAATGTTTATGGTCACATTGCCATGGGTCTCGACCAAGTGTTACACGACATGGAAAGTGAAGGGTACTCCACACAAACGTTTGTTGTACCAGCTTGTAGCCTTAATGCACCCCACAAGCGTGATCGACTCTGGATTGTGGGCAACTCCGAACACGATGGATCACTTGCCTCCAAGATCAGAAGAGGCAACCAAGAAACTTCAAGAGGGACATCGCAAGGGCAGAACCAAGCCGAGCAATCTTCGAGAACAAGTAGACGAAAAGACAATGTCACTTTGGCCGACACCAAGAGCGAGGGATTACAAGGACTCGATAAACATAGTCCCACCATCAGTACAGAAAGGGACGAGATCACCGACATTGGGACAAAAGGTAGCCGAGACAAGAATGTGGCCAACACCAAATGCATGGGACGGGAATCGAGGACCTCGGTCAGAGAAGAACTTGCAAGAGAAGAATCACATGGTAAATTTAATAACCGCAGTACAGACGGATCAGCGCAAAAACGAGCAAGAAGTTGGTGGGACGTTGAACCCAATGTGGGTCGAGTGGCTTATGGGATACCCTCTAGGGTGGACAGACTTAGAGGATTAGGTAATGCAATCGTACCACAAATAGCAATGCAAATCGGATTATCAATAAAGGAGGCAATGAATGACGATTACACAAAAAAGGATTAACCACTTAAGATGTTTATATGAAGAACACATAAGATTAACAAAGGACAAAGTTTCTGATGACGAATATCGTGGTGTAATGTTAGGTCTTGATATGGTTATGGATCTAACAGAATCAATCAAGGAATTTGAAGCAGACATAAAAAAGATTCGTGGCAAAGGCAGTAGGAGTTGGTGGCATGTTTAAAGCAATGGCTCTTATATGTAGTGTTTGGATTGTAAATGGAAAAGCTGAACAACAATGTTTTACTCACATGTTTAAATGGGAGTTTGAATCTTTGCAGCAATGCGAATTAAAGTTAGTTCGGTATAGAATTTACGAGCTACCCAAGAATCAAAAGATAATTTTAGATGATTGTATTAGGGTAAAAAAGTCATAATTTCTAGGTACAATCATACACGGGGGTAGCTTTACCCCCTCTCTATGGCTCTTAAATCGAGCCTTTTTTTACTCATCATTGTCAAATTCTACTTCAAAGTAGTATTCTTCGTCTTCTTCTTGTTGATCAAGAACTGTTGTTGATGACTTAATATTTTGAAATTTTTGTTTAGCCTGGTTAAAATCTATAACATTGTTTTCTGTTTTGGGTCTATCTTTAGCCATTGCCTTGCCTCCTCTCCTAATACCTTTGCGCCTATATCTATTTTATCTTTGAGAGCTTTTACAATCTTTTCATCGATTGTGTTCTCCGTAATAAGATCAATGTATGTTACTTTGTTGGTTTGGCCGATACGATGACATCGATCTTCAGATTGCATTCTAGTTTCTAAATTAAAATCATTTGCATAGTAAACTACAGTATTCGCTTGATTCAAAGTTATACCATATCCAGCAGTTGATGGATTACCCACAAAGAATCTCATTGGATTGTCGGGATCTTCAAAAGCCTCAATGACCCGAACTCTTTCTTCTTGTGTCGTGTCTCCAAAGTATGCGCCAACAGAATCTTTGCCATATAAACTTTCAAGTTTGTTTTTAATCGAGATAATATCGTACCTAAACCTAGAATATATAAGTATCTTACCCGTCACTTCATCACATATATTAAGTAACTCAGTTAACCTATTGGTTTTAAACTCAATTATGTTACCTTCATCTGTTTTAAGATGTCCCGATAGTATCTGCTGCAATCGTAACATTTGAGTTATAACCATGGGCGCAGTTACAGTTGAAGCTACATCAAGCAATAAGATAGCCTCTCTTTGTATCTTGTTATACATCTTCTTTTGTTCATCAGTTGATTCGATGAAACGAGTTGTGTAAATTTTATCGGGTAAGTCTATGCAGTCCACTTTCAACACTCTAAATATATATGGATCTATTTTACCAAGCAGTTCATCCAATCTTTTGTATCCAACAATCTGCTGAAAGGTATGAGATCCAATATTTCTTTTTAGTATATTTGCATGACGATTAAGAAAAGCATAGTAACTTTTAAAATTCAAGATCCCTGGGTCAAGGAACTCAAACTGTGACCATAGATCCAAGGGTGATTTAGTCACGGGTGATCCCGTAAGTAAACGTTTATAAGCAAACTCCCGACCTATTTTAATCAATGATTTAGTTCGTTTGGCTTTGGGATTCTTAATTGTGGTTGATTCATCTATAGCTATGAGTCCCCGACTACCGAACTTCTTAGCCATCCAGTTACCCGCCTTGATTCCACGTGGACTAGAAAAAGCCTCGATGTTCATAACAAATATTCTCATGGCCGTAGTCGTGGTTTTAAAAAATTCATTTAATTTTTTTTCATACATTTTATTTGTATTTGACTGCCAATATAATAATTTATGTTCTATACTATCTGACAAATGTGTAGGTATTTCTTTCTGCACCCAATTACGATAAACACCTTTCGGAGCTAGTATTAATGCAAAATTTATTTTTTTATTGTGGCGCAACCAAGCGATATTATCAATGAGTACCTTAGATTTACCCGTACCCATCTCCATAAAAAAACCAAAGAGATGCATGTCTTTTGCTTTGTCCAATGCATCAATTTGATGATTATATGGTTTTGTTTTCATTATGTGGTTGACATCCATCATTTAACTCCTATATATTCCAATATAAACATTAATTTTTTTATTTCAACCCAAACCTGAAGAGGAGATACTTAAATGGCTGAAAAAATTTTTGATGAAATGTTTGATGATACAACACTTGATAAAGTGCAGAAAGGGGACATGAAAACACTTTCCTCACTTGTTAAAGACTTGGATCAGCTTACAATAGATATTAATGAAAAGGAAGAAGAACTTAAATCCTTAAAACTTCAAAAACATAAAATGTCTACAGAGCAGATACCCGCTATGATGGATGAGATGGGTGTCCAACGTTTAGATGTAGAAAATTTAAGTGTAAGTTTGAAACCTTTAATTAATGCAAGTATACCACCGACAAGACGAGACGAGGCTTATCAGTGGTTAAGAGAAAATGATCTTGATGATATAATTAAGAATGATGTCATCATGTCATTTGGTAAGGGAGAGGATAACATGGCGGGGGACATTATGTATGAACTCGAACAACGTGGTATGCATCCCGAAAAGAAGACACACATTCACTCAATGACACTTAAAGCTTTCATTAGGGAACGTGTTGAGAAGGGGTTACCAATAGATCTAGATTTATTTGGTGCCTTTGTAGCAAGAACTGCCGATATTAAAAGGAGTTAATAATGAGCAAAGCAGTAACAAAAAAAGAGGACAATCTTCCCTCAGCAATAGAAGATGAAATTTTTGAGACCGCTGGCGATGGCATTGATTACGATACATCGGAATTACAAATACCATTCCTACGTTTAGTACAAGCAATGTCTCCACAGTTAAAAAAGACAGATCCTAAGTTCATCAGCGGATGTTCTCAAGGAGATATGTTTAACACTGTGACGGGACAGTTTTGGGATGGAGAAGAAGGTGTAACAGTAATACCTTGTTTTCAAGAAACTAAATATCTTGAGTTCATACCACGAGATCAAGGTGGAGGGTTTGTTGGCGAGATAGCTCCCGATAATCCTGCGATTAAACAAGCTAAACGTGAAGGTAATAAAGAAATATTATCTAATGGCAATGAACTTGTTAAATCTGATCAGCACTATTGTATTGTGCTTGATGGGGACATTCCTCAGTTAGCTATTATGGATATGAAAGTATCACAACTTAAAGTTAGCAGACGATGGAAAACTCAGATAGCAATGCAAAAAGTCAAGGACAAAAATGGAATACTACGTGTGCCTGCAGTATATGCAACCATGTGGAAGTTTAAGTCTGTCGAAGAAAGTAACGATCAAGGAACGTTCTTTAATTGGACTTTTGACAGAGTTGGTTTTGTCCAAGATAAAGGTTTATTTGAAGAGGCCAAGAAGTTTAGAGAGTCTGTTATGAAAGGCGAGGCAAAAGCTAGAGCCGAAGACATAGTAGACCAACCAATGGCAACTAAAGTAGATGATGATCATTTTTAATGGATCTTCATCAAAAGTTCATGGCAGTGTTTGAGGGATCAAGCACTGCGCATGGACAAACCACTATTGGTAACGTCAGAAAAAATGGTAAGACCGATGCTAAGAGTTTCATCGTTAAAGAACCCTTGACTATAGATTTAGTTAGGGATCATTTGAATGGAACAAGAGGCATTGGTTCTATACCTATCACTAGTGAGAACAAATGTAAATTTGGTGTCTTGGATATAGACACGTACCCAATTGATCATGCAGACATAGCAAAGAAATGTAAGACTATGAAACTGCCTTTTGTTGTATGCAGAAGTAAATCGGGTGGCGCACATTTGTTTTTGTTTTTAAAAGAATATTACCCCGCAGTAGATATAAGAGATTATTTAGGAGAGATGGCAGCAGCACTTGGCCATTCTAATTGTGAGATATTTCCGAAGCAAGATCAGATACTTATAGATCGAGGAGATGTAGGAAACTTTATTAACCTTCCATACTTTGATGCAGATAATAGTTTAAGATATGCAGTTGATGAAAAGGGTAAGGAGATGACCCTTGAGACATTTTTAGAAGTTGTAGAAAAGAAAACAGTAACATTAGAAGATTTAGCTAAACTTAATCTTGGCAATAACAAAAAAGAATTTGATGATGCGCCCTGGTGCTTACGTATATTTTTTAACCTTGGTATTCCAGAAGGTCAAAGAAATAAAGTTATGTTTCATGCAGGTAAGTATGCAATCAAGAAGTTTCCAGAAAGTTGGAAACAAATGCTTGAGACATGGAATCAGAAGTATTGCTCACCACCATTACCCGCATCTGAGATAGTAACAATTCAACAACAACATGAGAAAAAAGATTATGAGTATCTGTGTAGGGATGAACCTATGCAGAGTCATTGTGATAAGAAGGCATGTAAACAAGCAAAGTATGGAATCGGTGGCCATGATACGTTGCCCGAGATTGGTGGACTAACGATATTAAAATCAGAGCCAAGATTATTCTTTCTTGACGTGGATGGTAAGAGACTTGAGCTATCTACAGAACAATTACAAATGCCTATACAGTTTCAACGTGCATGCATAGAACAAATAGATTTTATGCCTCCGTTGTTTAAACCAGGGGATTGGCAAGTTTTGGTAAATAACTTGTTATCCACTGCAACATCAATAGAAGCTTCTGAAGAATTGACTTTGACGGGTCAATTTAAAGAACTCGTAGAAACCTACTGCACTAGCCGTATTCGGGCAAAGTCTCCCGAGGAAATGACCATGGGTAAACCATGGACAGAAGATGACTTGACATATTTTACCATGAAAGGACTGCAGGAGTTTTTGAAACAAAGGGGATTTACTACCTTTAATAGACCACAGATCCAACAGAGATTAAAAGATTTGAACAACGATACAAAATGTAATGGTCAAAGACAAATCAAGACGGATAATGGTAAGTGGGTTAATTTAAGGGTTTGGTGGGTTCCTAAATTTGAAACTACTGAAGTGGATTTATATGTAAATAAGGAGACAGATGATGACGAAATCCCATTCTAATGAAAAACAAATGGATAGGAGTACTACATTCCTAACGGGACCCGAGGTATGCTCTTGGCTTAAGATATCTAAGTCAACATTATATCTTTGGGTACAAAAGGGTATGTTCCCTAAACCCGTGATGCTTGGTCTACCCGAAAAGAACGGAACATCTAGATGGATAGAAAGTGAAGTTCAAGAGTGGTTGGAGAAAAGACCAAGAGAAAAGTCTAATGGATGAAGAACTAATATTCGGACCACCAGGATGTGGTAAGACATATACTTTGATTGATATAGTTAAGGAAGAGTTAGGCAGAGGCACACCGCCAGATAAGATTGCGTTTGTGTCCTTTTCTAAAAAATCTATAGAAGAGGCCAAAGATCGTATATCTGAACAAACTAAACTATCACTCAAAGATGTTCCGTGGTTCAAGACTCTACATTCAACTGGCTATCATTGGCTAGGTCTTAATGACTCTAATATGTTGACTCGTGCAGACTTTACAAAGTTGGGCGAGGAACTTGGAGTTATATTTGATGGTAATACTGCAAGATCTAATAGTGATGGTGTGCTTCTGCAATCTTTCAATAAAGGTAATCAGTATCTAGAACTTATTGGTAGAGCAGCCATGAGAGAAGTGTCTTTGGATGATGAATATAATGACAATGGCGATTATCAACTTAGCTATTCTTTTTTGAAAAAAGTAAACAAGGTATACAAAGAATATAAGAAAGAATATGACAAGCGAGACTTCACAGACATGATACAAGACTTTGTGTATCAGGGAACTGCGCCATCGATTGATGTGTTGATAGTCGATGAGGCGCAAGATTTAACAAAGCTCCAATGGTCAATGATCGATGTCCTTAAACAATCAGCCAAACGTGTGTGGTATGCAGGAGATGATGATCAAGCTATACATGCATGGAATGGTGTTGATGTAAAAAATTTTATGAACTCATGTTCTAACATAAGGATCTTGGATCAGAGCTACAGAGTTCCAATGTCCGTGCATAGCATAGCAGATAAAATTGTAAAAAGAATTGATGTAAGACAGAAAAAAGAATGGAATCCAACAACACGTGAGGGATTGGTAGACTACCACATGAATTGGTATGATGTAGATATAGACGAAGGTTCATGGACTATTATGGCCAGAACTAACAAGATTGTTAGTAAGATAGAAACAAATTTACGTGACAATGGATATTTATACGAGCGATTCGGTCAAGTATCATTTAGTAATGAGTACACACAGTTTATAAAAATGTGGGAAGATTTACGTGAGGATAAACCTATAGTCTTAGATATGATCAAGCAGTTCTATGGGTTTGTACCAAAGCAAGGTAAGAATCAAGTAGTCAAAAGAGGATCGGCTAAAACATTAGATTATTTAGATCCACAAAGCAGTTTAACATATAACGAACTTGTGGCTAATCATGGATTGGTTGCACCTAAGTCTATGAGATCTGAAGATGTTGTAAACATGTCAGAAGATGATCAGACATATAGGGCAGCCATATTACGAAGGGGAGAGGATCTAGATAAGCCTCGTATTAAACTATCGACAATACATCAGATGAAAGGCGGAGAGGATGACAATGTAATATTATTATCTGAGTCATGCTATCCTGCAGTCAATGCACCTAATCAAGATGATGAACATCGTGTGTTTTATACGGGGGTTACTAGAGCAAAGCATAACTTACACATAGTAGATTCATTTGGAAAGTATAGGTACATGATATGAAAATGAATAAAAGAAAAGAATTAGGTAAACAATATTTGTATTATACAATGTTAAATACTCGCCATGAAAAAAGGTTAAGAGAAATGGGCCGTCCAGAATATTTTAAGCCAATAATAAAAAAATTAAGAGATAAAATAGCGGAGTTAGATAATGAAAAAAAAACAAAAACGTAGAATTAGTTCGTATCAGAATTTCTTAAGAAATAACTATCCCGATAAACCAAGCACTGTAGATATGACAGAGAGTGCTAGAAAAAGGTGGTTTAAAATATTTCCAAATGCGGAAAAAAGATATTTAGATTTTATCAAGAAAAGAGACAGTAAATGAAAAGAGAAAACGTATTAGCTAAAGCAGGGCAACTTATTACGGGCGATAGAGCAAGAGACTACGGGGATGCCTATGAAAATCATGAAAGAGTTGCTACTATGTGGTCAGCAATATTAGGTATTAAAGTTTCTGTAAGAATGGTGTATCTTTGTTTATTGGCATTAAAGATTTCACGTTTAGTGAAAACACCTGGTCATACAGATTCGTGGGTAGATATCTGTGGATATGGCGCACTTGGAGCAGAAGAGAAAGATGATAAGTAGTTATTTCAAACCACACCCTAATCCAACAATGAGGGTCATAAGCTTAGGCGCAGGTGTGCAATCTTCAGTCATGGCACTGATGGCAGAACAAGGAGAGATAACACCCAAGCCAGACTGTGCAGTATTCGCTGATACACAAGCAGAACCCGATGAGGTTTACACACATCTTGAGTGGCTATCTACACAACTATCTTATCCAATATATCAAACAACTGCGGGAGACTTACGTAAAAGTATAACAGAAGGCATTAACATCAGAGGCACAAATAGAGATTATTGTGTGGTTCCTTTCCATGTCAAAGATGGTTTTGGACGTAGGCAATGTACAACACAGTTCAAGATTGAGCCAATACAGAAAAAGTTTAGAGAATTACTTGGTGTAAAGAAAAATCATAAAGTTAAACCAGGAGTTATACTTGAACAATGGATAGGTATAAGTCAAGACGAGCTACAACGTGTAAAAGAATCTAGAGATAAATGGTTATATAATCGATGGCCATTGTTAGAACTAGGCATGAAAAGATATGATTGTCAAAATTGGTTTGCTAAACATTACCCAGAAAAATATCTACCACGATCTGCTTGTACATTCTGTCCATACAAAAACAATAATGAATGGCGACACTTAAGAGATAATGATCCTAAAGGTTGGGAAGATGCGGTGGCCGTGGATAAAAAGATAAGAACTACTGGCACAGATAAAGGACGTGAGCAATTTGTGCACAGATCCTTAAAGCCATTAGATGAAGCTGACTTACAAACAATGGAAGAGAAAGGGCAACTATCATTCTTAGATGAGTGTGATGGTATGTGTGGTATGTAATGAAAGATAAAAACACAATAAGTTTCTTAGAACGTATGGA